GAATTACGGTACAGAATTTTGGTTATTCTGTGCGGTGAACCCAGTTTAAACCTTCGCGCCGGCAGCGCCAGCCAAATATGGGGGTGTCGGGTCAAAAAAATGCCGCAAAATCTCAGAAAAAACCAGATCCAAGGGACCCCTATGCTCTAGCCCTTGCTGCACAAGGGTTTCAGGGGCATCAGGGTACAGTGCATGGCCTCTCAAGATATTCGCCAGTGACCTGTCTGCACACTGCTGTCACCGAGGGCTGCATTGATGCGCGCCAGCTTTTTTGCGAAAAAGCCAGCAATATCAATGGCTTACGAGATTTCTTGAATTTTTTCAGGATTTTCGGGGCTCGCGTCGGCTGGCGAGGTCAGGACGCGGTTAAGCTCATTAGAAGTCCTTCTCTAGCTTGTCTGAGCTTTCAGCACCCAGAAGCTTAGACAATCTATCCTTGATATCTTCCTTCGTCATGGTCTCAAGGTTAGCATTGATGTTGATGTTCTGGGATCTATTAACCGACAGGCCAGCGAGCTGGTTCAGCTCTTTGATTGCTGAGACAGCGGCATTGAAATGCCCGTTAGCAAATGCAGTCTCGGTGATCTTCCACAGCATTGTGCCGGTCTTCTGCGGCGTGATCGCGTACTTCTCTGCCAGCTCATCCTGGCGGATGCGCACTGCCCTGGTCACCTTGGGGAAGTTCTTGCCGTTGAGCATCTTGCTCGCAGAGTTAGCTGGAAACTCAAACCCAGACTTACGAGCTGCTTCAGTCTGGCTGCACGCACCTTCGGTGTAGTGCCAAACAAAGCTGGCTTGCATTGCAGTTAGCCCATGCTCGTCATCCTTCTCAAAGGTATCAGGAACCGACACGAGCATTGGCTTTTCTTTCTTAGGTCTGCTCACTATGTTTCGGCATTCTTTATAAATTGTTTAAACACTTGTCTACCTTCTTCCTTGGTATATAACCTTTCGTTATAATCTGATCTTTCGTCACAGTTCATGTTATACCATCTGGCAAAGTTAGTCTCGTAGCTCTGGCTGCGATCATAAACAAATTCATCCTCTTTCATTTTCTTCCTCCACAGGGTGTAGTGTACATCCCCCCAACTTAGTACGGTATTGCGCCCCTATAAACGGTGTTTTCATGTGTTGGGGTCTTTATATAATATTTCTTATATATAAGGGTTATACCCTGTATATAGTAAGGAACCCAGTAAACATAAGGGTTTGAGCACAGGTAACAGCCAAGTGTTAGGTAACAGTGAATCACAGCACGACTGCACAAATGTATGTTCCCAGCTTTTTGCCCAGAGCTGGCACAAACCATTTCGCCCTGAAAACAGGGTCGCATTTTCATCCTCTGCCACTATAACCTCCGTCAATTCACCCCTGTCCAACAGCCAGAGCTGGCACAAATCAGCTCGCTCATCACCTCTGGTCCATCAACTTGTTAGCCAGCAGCCCGAAGCTTATCCACAGCATAATCGGCACGATTGCTATAACGATTGTTATAACGATTGCTATAATGCCCGCGACAAGGCTCACTGCTGCCGACAGGTATCCCAGTGATGTGATGGCTATGTCAAGCATCCCAGCTTTTGTAATTGCCTGAGCTGCCGCCAAAGTCTTCGCTCGGCGTGTCGTAATCCAGGTCATATAATTTCTTGCCATTACTCCTCCTTGGTTCAATACCATTGTCACTCAGCACTCTGTTTGCATCTTTAAAGTCGGGCATCCGTGGGTTGGCTATACCTAAGTCACGCAGTAGTTTAGTCATCTGCACTGGCTTGGTTGCTTTACTATCAAACCTGACATGCTCAAGAATGAGATCCTCGACGCTTGATTGTGTGCGGTAGCTCTCATTCGATTCATCCAGCATCTTCCGCTCATCGGGTGTTAGAAACCAATTCTTCTGACCAGGCACATACAGCGTTTCTTTAACCTCGGCCCACAGCTGCTGCATATCGATGCCATGGTTGAAGTTAATCCGTTTCACTGGTATCACCCAGAACCTTCGGTTGCCAGTGGTATCGATTAAGAACTCACGTTCATTGACGCTTGCATAGAACGCTGTGCGTCTTTGATAAGTGGTAAATGCTCTGTCATAGGGTAGGCGCAATTCATCTACTTTTTTAGTTACGAATTGTTTTAGTTGGTCTATATCGGCACGCTTAAAGGTCGAGCCCAGCTCACCTAATTCAACCAGCCAGTGGCTGACCGCTTGCTTCACGCTATCCTTATCGGTTGGGTTGAGCATGGCACCTTCCAGCAACCAGCCATCGTCGTAGTTGGCGAGCCGTTTAAACCACAGCGTTTTACCTAATCCCTGTGCGCCCTGAAAGACTAGGATGCCTTCAAGCGCTACACCGTGCTCCTCACAAGCTGCCGCACAACAGCTTATCAGCCACTTCTTCATTAGCATCTCTTTAAGCTTCTCATTCTCTGGGCTACCTATGGTGTCCAGAAATTCTTGCAGCCGGCTTTTGCCGTCCCATCTTCTTGACTCCATCCACTGCATAACCGGATTCCACTCGGTTGCTAACACCTTTAGGTAATCTCTTACCCTAGTATGCGGGATGCCCATGTTGATAGCGCGGTCCTCGATCTCGACCAGCGCTGCCTCTTCCTTCATGTCAGCGATAAATTTGGTGTTGGGTATATTAATCTCCATGCGTTTTTTTATGACGTTGTACGCCACCTGGATACCATTGACCGTGAGCACGCCCTGCACATTATCTTTAGTGTTGAGATATTTACCGGTGCTGCCACGCACAAAATCATAATCAACGGGCACGTTTATAGATCTAAGGGTTGGGAGCAGTTCGCCTTTCAGTGCCTCTGTTTGGTTTTTATGATCGTTGTAATCGCCCTTAGACTCAGGCATGAACACGTCCGCCTGACCTTTTAATTTACGAATAGCCTGGCACGCTTTGACGGCTTCCCTTTCACCTGTGTTTGATTCTGGGTCGTTGTCGGCAATAAAAACAAACTTACGGTCATTCAGAAATTCAAAGACAACCTCGGCAACCGGCGTTAGGTTGTAGGCATCGAATGCCACGATCACGGGTTGACTAAAATCTTGGTGGTAGCTTGCAGCGGTCGCGTAACCCTCCGCAAAATTAATGGTGCGACTGCTCTTCAATACCTCTTTACCCAGTATGAAAAAGCTTCCAGTTTTTTTAGAACCAGTAAGGAACTTCTTGGAGCCATCGGGGCTGATGTACTGTATGCCAACAATCGTCATCTGTGCGTCATACATCGGCAGCATCAGAATGCCCTGGTCATTAACTCTGAGGCCGCCGTAGCTAAGGACCTTTTTCTTTTCCAGATAAGGATGACGTTCACACGGTTGTGCTTGGTCCCACAACGACTGTGCGCGCTTGGCCGCTTTGTTGTAATTCTCTGCCTTTTTCACCTCTGCCTTTTTTTGTAATTCTTTAATTTCCCTGCGGTGCTCGTCCGTCATCTTGAACTGTTTTTGGTTTTCTGGTTTCCAGGTTGATGTCGGTTCAGTAGCAGATACTCTGTAGTCACCAATACGACCAAAGGGTACGCTTTGGTCCAGCCACAGCTGATACCAGCCAACCAATTTACGGGTGTTGCCAACATTAATATAAGCACGCCCAATGCTGCCACCAGTTACCAAACCTTTCTTTGGCTCTGGCTCTAGGGAGTTGTCTGCAAGGAACCTAGTGAAATCAGCCGCATGGTCAGCACTCAAGGGTCTGTCAAAGTTTTTCGGTGCAGGGCGTCTAATCTTTAATGACACAGGTTTTGCTTTTTATTGTAAGATAGTGCAAAATAGTATACACAAAGATAAAATTAACTCAACCCGTTGGAGGACATATTATGGGATTAACTATTTCAAATACTGGTGGCGACTATGAGAACCTAGAGCCTGGCAGATATCAAGCCACCTGTTACAAACTTATTGATGCTGGCACCAGAGAGGAGTCTTATCAAGAGGGTCCGCTAAGGAAACGGCATGTCGTTTATATTTATTGGGAGGTGACTGCCAAGCAAGAAGTTGACGACGGTGAAGAGCACTGGGAACCAATTACCATGGACGACGGTAGATTGTTTTCGGCCTCAAAGAAATACACGGCATCTCTTAACGAGAATGCTGCATTATTTAAGGACCTTAAATCATGGCGAGGCAAGCCATTCAGCGAACAAGACCTGAGCGGCTTTGAATTGCCCAAGGTGCTTGGCGTAACCGCTGAGCTTGAAATGATCAAGCAAAATAAGGACTCGGACAGGGTTAAGGTTGAGGGTGTTTACAAACCGGAGGGTGGCATGAAAAAGTTTGCCACCCAGAATGACATTGTGCAGTTTGACATTGATGTTTACTGTCAAGAGTGGGCTGGCGAAAGCTGTGCAGAATCGAAAGAGATGTGCGACATCGTTGAGGATATGCCACCCTGGATGGCAGAAATGATAGAAGATTCCTTTGAGGTTA